GGATTAACAATAGCATCCATGCCGTAGCAAATAGCAAGCGGTCTTTTAAGGAGTCGTAATGACAAGACAAGAAGCAAACCTGATCTTAGATCAAGTCAAGGTAGGGATACATCATCCTACATACATCATCAACCTAGCGTTGACCATCACAGGGGATTTAACATGAGACGTTATCCCCGCACACTAAACGAAGCCTTTCCCAACACTATGGAAAACGGCGCTTCAATCATCAAGTTTTACCACAAACCCAACGCAGTAGAAATTGCGATGACTGTAGTTAGCATTGTAGGTTTTGTAGTGTTGTTGTTAGATATTTTTTATTGGAGAAGTTAATGAACGAATTTAAATTGATTGTTACTGCCTGCGAAGACGCAATGAAAAAGTATGACCTAGAAAGCAATCTAGCTTTTCAATGTGGTTATTACAAATCACAAACCGAGCGCCTCTGTGCTGAAGTTGAGTTTCTCAGACAAGAACTTGAATCAACCATTGAACAAATTAAAGACATTGCAAAGGAATTAGCATGAAAGAAATAGCAACCGCCTTGGTTAAAGCACAAAAGGCATTTAATCCCGCATTAAAGCAGTCTGTAAACCCTCATTTTAAAAGCCGATACGTTGACCTAGCTGGGTGCGTAGAAGCCGTTATAGACGCTTTAAACGACAATGGCATATTCTTACTTCAGAAGACTTATGAGTGCGACAACGGCATTATCTTGGAAACCATCTTTATCCACGAGTCTGGCGAGTCTATGGAATGTGGCAGATTGCATTTCCCTGCGGTTAAGCACGATCCACAAGGTTATGCTAGTGCGTTAACTTACGCTAGACGTTATAGCTTGATGGCAGCTTGTGGCATTGCCCCAGAGGACGATGATGGCAACCAGGCAAGCAAGCCAAGGAATCTGCCCACTAAAAGCCATGTAGAACCTGAGAAGCTAGGTTTACTGATCGACAAAATGAAAGAGTGTGAAACTAAAGAACAATTGATTGCTAGTTACAAGATTGCATTACAGGCTTGCCATTCTGAGAAGCAATGGGAAGAAATGGTTGTTAAGGTTAAAGATGAAATGAAAGGAAAAGTAAATGAATGATTTACCTTGCCCAGTTTGCCCACAAGGTGAGCTAGAGATTACCGAGACTAGAAGACATTTACATTGTGCAATTTGTGGATTTTATAAATTAATTGAAGGAGATTTAGATGACTAAAGATCAAAAAGAATTATGTGATAAATTGTTAATGTCGTATAACAAATATGGTTTTAATTGGAACACAATTTATCTTAAAAAAATTAAAGAACTTGAATTGCAAAATAAACATTTAAAAGAACAAGTAAATGAATTAGTAGAACAAGGTTTTGAATTAAGAAATCTTTTAGTTGATTTAAAAAAGGATTCAAAATGATTGAACAACGTACAGAAGAATGGTTTAAGCAACGCTTAGGCAAAGTCACGGCTAGCAAAATATCCGATGTCATTGCCAAAACCAAGTCAGGCCCTAGCGCCTCAAGAGAGAACTACAGTACCCAATTGACTTTGGAACGGTTAACTGGTCAACAAGCTGAGTTTTATACCAACGCTGCAATGGAATGGGGTACGGCAACAGAACCCCAAGCCAGAAGCGCTTATGAGCTTTATAGGGAGGTTTTAGTGGACGAGGTAGGATTTATTGACCATCCCACGATTGCGATGTCTGGGGCTAGTCCTGACGGGTTTGTGGGGGAAGATGGATTGGTAGAGATCAAGTGCCCAGAAAGTAAAACACAAATGGAAACCCTGCTCAATCAGAAAGTGCCCACTAAGTATATGCCACAGATGCAATGGCAAATGGCTTGTACTGGCAGAAAGTGGTGCGATTTTGTAAGTTATGACCCAAGAATGCCAGAAAACCTACGCATTTTTGTGCAAAGAGTTGAGCGTAATGATGACTACATCAAGATGCTTGAACAAGAGGTAAGCGTGTTTTTAGCAGAAATTGACAAGAAAGTAGAAATTTTAAGGAATATCAAATGAGCAAACTATTAAAAGAAATCGTAGTAATCACAGGATCGTACAACAACAGTAATGGCGAAAAGAAGAACCGATACACCAAGATTGGGTCGATTATTGAGACGGCAAAAGGCCCAATGATCAAAATGGATTGCATCCCACTCAAAGAAGGCTCATGGGACGGGTGGGCATACCTTAATGACCCAAAACCAAAAGATGACGGTGGTGTACCTAACCCACAAAGAAGTAGAGCAAGCCAAATTGACAATTTTGACGATTCAATCCCCTTTTGATGGAGAACAGTATGCTTGAATTAACAGTATTTATTGGTGGATTTATAGCAGGCGCTGCAATGACCATTGTGGTTTCCATGATGGCCATTGAGTTTTACAAGAACGAAGTAAGGGGCAAATAATGCAGTCTTTCCAAGTTAGACAAGCTATTTTTGACGAATGGCACAAAAATAACCCAATTATTTGGAAGTATTTTGAACGGTTTAGCTTGGAAGCGGTCAAGAGTGGCCGTAAAAAGATCAGTCATTGGCTCATCATTAACAGAATTAGATGGGAAGTTTACGTCCTGACAACTGGCGAAGACTTTAAGATCAGCAATGACTTTATAGCCTTTTATGCCCGTTTATGGCGTAAACACTACCCACAATACAAGAATTTATTCAACATCAAGAAAATGATTGGTGAGCCTTGGCAGGAGGAGTTGATATGAATTTAATAACGCCAAAAGAGGCAATAGAGCAGCTTATGTCGATAGGATGGTCGCAAAGCAAGATTGCTAGGTATGCCAAATGTACCCAACCCCACATATCTAGGGTATTGTCAAGCCAAAGAAACAAGTGCGATTACAGGATTGCTGACAATCTGAGATTAACAATTAACAATTTAAAGCAATATCACGAGGTTTTGAATGACTAAAGACGAACCTGTGGCTTATATCAATGTTGAACAGCGCAAACTTGAATGGGCTAATGAATTTATAACTTGGAAAACGCCAACAATTGTTAATTTGCCAAAAATACCTTTGTACACCACACCACAACCAGCACAGAAGCCGTGGGTAGGACTGACAAATGAGGAAATTGAACAGGCTTACATGGATACTATGAATTTTCAAAAAATGGGAAAGGCTTTGGAAGCTAAATTAAAAGAAAAAAATACTTGACAAACCTATTTTGTGATATAGTGGAATGGCTACAAAAGGTAGTGTTTTTTGCAAAGAAACAAAGGAATTGATCATGGGTTATCCAAATATGGAAAAATTGCCAAAGGGTGCAAAGTCTTCTGACCGTACTGGTGAGAAGAAAGTTGGCGCATCAATGGTTGACAAGGAAGTGTTTCGTCCAGGCGCATCAGGCGAGAGAATCCCTAAAGGCGCATTGTCTAGCGACACAAGCGGTGAGCGTAGAGCACCTATCGCTGGTGGAGTTGGCATGGGTAAAATGGACGGCATGGGTTCTAGAGATTCATCACACATGGGCAAGCATGACGGTCGCTTGGGTGAGATGAAGGGTGGTTCTTCTGAGAAGAGCTGCTACGAACACGAGCGTTCAGAGTACAGATAAAGCGAAATGCCCCCAAGGGACATCAAGGGGGCACTTCTAATCACAACAACTAAACGGAGTTGCTATGACTGTTGAGCATTGTAAATCGTGTTTGTTCTATTTGGGACATGATATGGGGTCTTGCAGAAGATTCCCTACTTATCAGACCAGATCACAAAACGAATGGTGCGGAGAATTTGCAGAGAAAGCCATTGCACCTCCTAACGGGGGTGCTTTTTTAGCGCTTCCAGTTGTTGATGTTCCACAAATCAGCAAACCAAGAGGAAGGCCACGCAAAAATGATTAAGCCGTTAAGAGACAAGATATTTGTCAGACCCGAAAAGCGCATTAAATCTGAATTATGGATACAAAGCGCAGAAGCTGACACCGTTGGATACGTTACCGCAGTAGGTGACGAGGCAGCAGAAGAGGGGTTAAAAGTAGGCGATAAGGTTTACTTTGGCACGTTAGCCAAGGATTACAAAGACGAATATTTAAAGTACACTAACTTTAAGAGCAATGATGAAAACCTCATTGTAATGAGTTGGAAAGATGTTGCATTTGTAGAGGAGATCGAATAATGCCGTTAATCAAGTCAAAATCTGAAAAAGCCTTTAAAGAAAACATCAAGACTGAGGCCAAAACCAAGCCTATTAAGCAAGCCGTGGCCATCAGTTACGCTATTAAGCGTGAAGCCGAGAAAAAGGCTAAAAAGAAATGAAAAAGCACGACAAGCCCATTGAGCATAAAACCACAGGTAAGGGAAAGACTTACAACCCTACTGACAAGGGTGCTGGAATGACTGCCAAAGGGCGTGCTGAGTACAACGCCAAGAACAACGCTAACCTCAAGCCTCCTGCGCCAAATCCTAAGACAAAGAAGGATGAAGGTCGTAAAGCCAGTTTCTGTGCAAGGATGGAAGGCGTAGTAAAGAAAGCCAAAGGCCCAGCAGAACGGGCTAAGGCTAGTTTAAAGAATTGGAATTGCTAATGGCTAAAACTGGACTATACGCAAACATCCATGCCAAACAAGAACGCATCAAGCGTGAAAAGGCAGATGGTAAACCTGTTGAGCACATGAGGAAAGTAGGCTCAAAGGGAGCACCAACTGCCAAGGCATTTAAAGAATCAGCAAAGACTGCTAAGAAATGACTGAAGAAACTAAACCTTTTGGCAGACCAACTCTCTATGACCCAGCATATTGCGATAAGGTCAGAGAATACGGCGCTTTGGGTAAAAGTGTAGAACAAATCAGTACATATTTGGGTGTTTCGTTAAGGGTAATTTACGATTGGAGAGATCGTTATCCTGAGTTTCTGCACGCCTTGGATGATGCCAAAGCAGCAGAGCAGACTTGGTGGGAAGATCAAGCTCAAGCGTATATGTTAGAGAACAAAGATAGCCCAAAGCTAAACGCTAGCATTTGGTCAAGATCAATGGCAGCTAGGTTTCCTAAGAAGTATAGGGAATCGGTCAAACAAGAAATTACAGGCGAAAATGGAGCACCATTGCTAACGGCAATCCAAGTGTCATTTGTAGCGCCTAAAGATGTTGGCGAAACGGCCTAGCCCCGTGGGATGAAGATATTAAAGAGTGTTGTTCTCCTAACCCTGCTTCATGGGAACGCCAACAATGCAAGCTAATGTAGAGTTTCCTGTCAAACTGCAATGCCTGTTTAAGCCCGCAAGATATAAAGTATTGTGGGGTGGACGAGGAGGCGCTAAGTCTTGGGGAATTGCCAGGGCGTTATTGATCATTGGCGCTAATAAACCGCTTAGGGTGCTTTGTGCCCGTGAATTTCAGACATCCATCAAGGATTCCGTCCACAAGCTCTTGAGTGACCAGATCGTGGCCATGAACCTGACCGAGTTCTATGAGATTACGGATAGGACGATCAGAGGCAAGAACGGCACAGAGTTCAACTTTGTTGGCCTCAAGAACAATGTAGCCAATGTCAAGTCTTATGAGGGTGTGGACGTTTGCTGGGTAGAGGAAGCCCAAAGCGTGTCTAAGCGGTCATGGGATGTGCTAATTCCTACTATCCGTAAAGAGCAGTCTGAGATTTGGGTCAGTTTCAACCCTGAGCTAGAAACAGACGAGACTTATCAGCGATTTATTGTTCATCAGCCGACCAATGCGATTGTCCAAAAGATCAACTGGAACGACAACCCTTGGTTTCCTGAGACGTTGAGAATTGAGAAGGATACGCTGAAGATGCGTGATCCAGAGGCATATAACATGGTCTGGGAGGGCATTTGCCGTCTGACCGTAGATGGTGCGGTCTTTGCCAAAGAAATGCAAATGGCAGAGATTAACAACCAGATTCAGAATGTGCCTTACGATCCTATCAAGCCTGTGTTTACAGTTTGGGACTTGGGATGGGCAGATGCCACGGCCATTTGGTTTGTTCAGTTTATTGGCATGGAAGTCAGGGTGATTCGATATTTAGAGGATAGTCAAAAGACGATCAGCTATTATTTAGCCGAGATTCAGAAGTTTGGATACGTCTTTGATACCCATTATTTACCCCATGACGCTGCAAGCCGTAATCTAGGAACGGGCAAAAGCATAGAAGAAATAGTCAGGGCAACGGGCATGAAAGTGCAGATATTGGACAGAGTGCCGATTGCGGACTCGATTAACGCTGCCAGGACAATCTTCCCACGGTGTTATTTTGATAGGACAAACACGGCAGATGGTCTTCAATGCCTGAGACATTATCGGTATGATGTTGACCCAGACACCAAACAATTTAGTAGAATGCCATTACATGACCAATATTCTCATGGCGCAGATGCGTTTAGAATGTTAGGATTAATGGTGTCTGAACCAAGGAAACCAGTCAAACGTAAGCCTCAGATGGATATTCCAGTTGGTTGGATGGGCTAGACTCGAATAAGGACTTATATGGATGATTTTGACCCACGCATAACGGAAGCCAAGCAGTTCCTCAAGTTAGCCAATGATGCTGACACCAACAACCGAGCCGAGGCGTTGGAGGATTTAAAGTTTGCTGCTGGTGATCAATGGCCTGTGGAGATTCAAAACAGCCGTAACCTAGAAGCCCGTCCATGTTTGACCATCAACAAGATTGATGCTTATGTGCGCCAGGTGACCAACCAACAAAGGCAACAACGCCCACGGATCAAGGTTCACGGCATGAACAGTCAATCAGATGCCAAGATTGCTGAGATTCTTACTGGCATTTGCAGGCACATCGAGGTCAACTCAGACGCAGACCATAGCTATGACAATGCTTTTAACTATGCGGTCAGGTGCGGATTTGGTTACTGGCGGGTAAAAACTGATTATGTCCGTGAGGATAGCTTTGATCAGGAAATCTACATTGAGCCGATCCACAATCCTTTTACTGTTTACTTTGATCCTAACTCCACATTACCTGACGGTTCAGATGCTGAGAAATGCCTAATCACTCAGGTTGTCAGCAAGAAAATATTTGAAAAGATGTATCCAGATGCCGAGACAGGCGTTGGATTTACCCAAAAAGGCACAGGAGATACCAATGCCGAATGGGTGATGAAAGAGGACATTAGGATTGCTGAATACTGGTATACCGAGCGTAAAGCCGATAAATTGTGCTTGTTAAGCGATGGTTCTAAGAAATTCCGTAGTGATTTGCCTAGCGACAAAGACTTGTTAGCCCGTGGTTTGGTTGTGATCGATGAGCGTCCAACGCTTAAAAAGCAGATCAAGATGATCAAATGTACGGCTATGGAAGTGCTAGAAGAAGGCGATTGGGCATCCAAATACATCCCAATTATTCCTGTTTATGGCGAGGAATTTGTAGTTGACAACAAGCGCAAAAAGTATGGTTTGGTCAGGATGGCCAAAGATTCTCAGCGTATGTACAACTTCTGGAAAACTGCGCTAACCGAATCCGTAGCTCTAGCCCCCAAAGCCAAATGGTTGCTTGCAGAGGGTCAAGACGAGGGTCACGAGAACGAATGGGCGCAAGCCAACATCAAGTCTATGCCTGTGCTCAGATACAAGCAAAAAGACATTGAAGGCGTTCCAGCACCTGTTCCTACACGCATTCAACCCGAAGCTCCTCCTGCGGGCATTATTCAAGCAGCAGACGGCATTAATAGCGATATGCAAGCCGTTTTGGGTATTTTCGATGCTAACCAAATGGCCACGGGCAACATTTCTGGTAAGGCTTTGAACGGTCAGCAACAACAAATTGACCTGACAAACTTCCATTATTACGACAACTTAACCCGTTCCATCAAGCATACTGCTCGCATTATTTTGGATTTGATTCCCAAGATTTACGACCAAGCAAGGGTAATGCGAATCATTGGTGACGATGGTAAACCAGACTTAGTGGAAATCAACAAGCGCCAACAGGACGAGTACGGCGTGGACAAGATTCTTAACGATGTGACCGTTGGCGAGTACGATGTGGTGATGGACACAGGCCCAGGCTACAACTCCAAGCGCATTGAGGCGGTCAATAGCATGATGCCATTGTTGTCAGCCGATCCTAATCTGATTAACGTAGCTGGTGACCTGATCTTTAGGAACATGGACTTCCCTGGCGCTGATGTGATTGCCGACCGTTTGGCAGCATCTAACCCATTGGCGCAGATTGACGAGAAATCACCTGTTCCCCCACAGGTTCAGATGCAACTCAAGCAGTCTCAATCCACTATCCAACAACTTCAGCAACAGATTCAAGGTATGCAACTCATGCTCAAGAATCGTGCGGATGTTGAACAACTCAAGCAAGACGCTGAGACCAAGCGTGTGCTTATTAAAGAGACCAACAGGGCGCATGACATTGAATTGCGTGACCAAGAGCGTCATCGTGACATGGTTCTCAAGACCGATACACAAGCGCACGACACGGTTGTCAAGACACAGACACAACTTGAAATTGAACGCATGAAGGCAGATTTAGCCGTTTATCTTGCCCAATTGGACAGAATGAGCGAGAAAGCAGCCACGGTTGAAGCCATCGAGCGTGCGGTTTGACAAGTTAATGATTTAGTGTAATATTTACACAAACCTTACCCGTAAGGTATACGGGGTTAATTCTTAGGGTGACCTATGTCTGAAAAAGAAGCAGGACAAGTCCTGACTAGCGAGAACTCGGCCGAATTTTATGCTAACAAACTTGGTTTAGCTGACAGAAACGATGATGTGGCGGTAGAAACCGAGCCATCAGAAGTTGAAGAACAGAGTGAACAAGTAGAGCAAGAAGAAGCCAAACCTACTGAGGAAAAGAAACAGAACCCTAAATTAGAGAAAAGGTTTTCTGAACTGACCAAACAACGTGAACAAGCCAAGGCAGAAGCGCAAGCAGAACGCCAGCAGCGAGAAGCGTTAGAGGCAAGGTTAAGGGCTTTAGAGCAACAGGCTTCACCTCCACAACAGGCGAAGAACATTGATGAAGAACCGCAGCCTGGTCAATTCCAAGATGCGTTTGAGTACGCTAAGGCATTGGCGCAGTATTCGACAGAAAAGGCTTTGCAAGAGCGTGATCAGCAAGAAGCTAACAGGAAAGCTAACGAGGAAAGACAAAAGGTTATCCAATCTTGGTCTGAAAAGTTAGAAAAAGTGAAAGCCGATATGCCAGATTACGATGACATAGTGTCTACGGCAAACGTGGTGGTAAGTGACGATATTCGAGATTCAATACTAGAGAGCGATGTAGGCCCAAGAATCCTATATCACTTAGCAGAGGATTTAGAGTACGCACAGAAACTAGCACAAATGCCAACTCGAAAGGCTTTGATTGAAATAGGAAAACTGGAAAAGCTATATGAGAAAGGCGAAGTTAAACCAGAGCCAGTAGTGAAAAGTAAAGCTCCTGCCCCAATCCGACCATTAAAAGCGTCTGGTGGTGTTGCTGACATTCCCATCAACTCTTCTGGGGAATTTCATGGAACTTACCAAGCGTGGAAAGAAGCAAGGCGTGCGGGCAAAATCCGTTAATTTTTAATCAAAGGAAATCAAATGAGTAATAATCTCTTAACGATATCCAAGATCACCAACGAAGCGTTGATGGTTTTGGAAAATGAACTGACATTTACGTCAGAAGTTGATCGTAATTATGACGATCAATTCGCTGTGGTATAAAACCCTGCCTCAGCTTTAACTGTGTATTGAGGGGCCAAGATCGGCAACACAGTTAACGTCCGTAAAATGTACAGGTGTGCGGACGAAAAAGTTTCTCTGATTGACTTGGAGTCCTAGAAGTAGGTAACAAGGGGCAAGCGAAAGCAGCCTGAACGACTAAGTGAGAAACCTACGAAAGTAGATGCGATAGTCTGAACTGCGATATAACAAAGGAAGTCGCAGAGGGAAGTCCGAAGAGTCATCCCCGCCAGCAATGGTCAGTAACCGCAAGGTGAAAGTAACAGAGTGAGACCTGGAAGGTTTATTGGTACAACAGGCCCAGCGTTGAACGTTGAGGACTTTAACGAGACTTCAGTTCCCGTTACATTGTCCACACAATTCCACGTTGACACCCAGTTCACTACACAAGACTTGGCATTGTCCTTGGATATGTTTAGCGACCGTGTGTTGAAGCCTGCCGTTGCAGCTATTGCTAACAAGATTGACCGTGATGGTTTGGTTATGGCCAAAAACAACACAGCCAATATCGTTGGTACTGCTGGAACACCTCCCACAGGTTTGATCACATATTTGACTGCTGCTGCTTACTTGGACGCTGAAGGCGCACCTCGTGACGGTCGTAGATCATGTATCGTTGAGCCTTTTACATCAGCTACCATTGTTGACTCATTGAAGGGACTTTTTGTTCCCCAAGAGGCAATTGGCGAGCAATACCGTAAAGGTTTGATGGGTCGTGACTCTGCTGGTATGAACTGGAAAATGGATCAGAACGTTGTGAGCCAAACCTTTGGCTCATCATCTACTGCCGTTTTGTCATGCAATACATCAACTGCAACTGGTTTCCTGACCTCTGGTTGGGCATCAACTTCTACAATTGCTTTGTCTGCGACTACCGCAGCAGGTCAATTGAACCAAGGTGACGTTATCCAAATTGCTAACGTGTATGCGGTCAACCCCCAAAACCGTCAGGCATATGGTTCTAACAAGTTGAGAAACTTTGTTGTGACCGCTGCTGCGACTGTTGCTACATCTGGCACGACTTTGGTAACTGTTAGCCCCGCTATCATTACCGCTGGTCAATTCCAGAACGTGAGCGTAACTAATGCTGGTGCTTCTACGGTAACACCGTTCAACAACACAGGTACAGTTAGCCCACAAAACATCATCATGCACAGGAATGCTTTTACTCTTGCCGTAAACGACTGCGGCTACTTACAAGCAGCGTAAGTAGAAAACCGTCCCTGATTGACTTGGAGTCCCAGAAGTGGGTAACAAGGGCCAAGCAACCGAAAGGTGTGCAGGCTGAACGACTAAGTGGGATGGCAGCGAAAGCTGATGCGATAGTCTGAACTCAGTTATAACCCAAGAAGACTGAGAGGAGAATCCGAAGAGTTTCTCCCGCCATGAAAGTGGTCAGTAGGCGAAAGCCGAAAGTAACAGAAATTGAGCCGATTTAGAGCTTCCAGAAGGTGTGCATTTTGCAGGTAGAGCTAGTGATAAGGAGATTGGATTGTCAATGCGTGTAGTCCGTTAATGTTGGCGGCTTTTAGGTAAAGACCTAATAGAAAATTTTCTCTGATTGACTTGGAACTCCAGAAGTGGACAACAAGGGGCAAGTTTAAATACAGCCTGAACGACTAAGTGAGAAAACCCTTACGAGGGATGCGATAGTCTGAACTAGGATATAACAAAAGAAGTCCTAGAGTGTGACCCGAAGAGGAAACACCACACCGAAAGGTGGAGTAACAAGATGCAATACACGATTAATAACGATTCGATTCCAACACGTTTAGACGTGCTATATGGTTGGGCCCCACTCTATCCTGAGTTGGCTTGCCGTGTTGCCGCTTAATATTAACATTTAGGAGAAATTAACATGGCAAATCCAGGACCAGCAACCACAGTAAGCAATCATCCACAGGTGCTTGGCACAAACCAAGCGTTGCGTTTGATTGCGTCTGCACAATCTGTAAACTTGGCCGTGGCTGGTGACACAGCTTCGATCGTTTTAGATGTGTCTAAATTTGTGCCTACAAGCGTAGTAATTACCAATGGCTTAAACTCTAGCGGTGCAACAACCACTATTGCAACGGCTACTGTTGGTGTTTACACAGGCGTAGGTCAGACAGGTTCAACCATATTGACTACCGCTGCTTTAACTAGCAACACAGGTGGCCCTTATGTGACCATTACTGCTGCAACAAATCCCAACACCGCTATTTCTAACCCAACAAACATTTATGTTAACGTTGGTACTACGATTGCAGCGACTTGTGACGTATTTGTTTACGGCTACGACCTCACATTTTTACCTTAATCTGTGAGTAAATAAAAAAAGAGCCATTCTCAAAAGGGGTGGCTTTTTTTCTTTTTTAAGATACAATTAATTTGTCAAAAAGGAACAATCATGTCCAAAACTACCATTTCCCGTGGCAATGTGTTAGCAAACACAATATGCCAATTGACTTTACCTAGCACCACATTCTCTACAACAACGACTGAAGTCACTATTTCATGCCCTGGTGTTAAAGCCACAGATATGATCAACGTGTCAGTTGATGCGGCTATGGTGACAGGAGTTGGCGTAGCAAACGCTTACACCAATACTGCTGATCAAATCATAGTCCGCTTGTTTAACTTGACAGGTGCTTCAGTCACTCAGACTGCTGCCACTTTGTTGGTTAACGTAAGATCACCAGAAGATAGTCCTTTACCTGCTAACGTGGTGTAATCATGGCTAGTTCAACAGTACAACGTAATTCGGGTCTAACGTATGCGTTGTCAGTCACAAATACGGCACATAGCTCTACTTTGATTGATGACACAACCAATGACCAAATTAACTACTGTTCATTTCTAAATACGGGCGCTGCGCCTATGGCGGTTAAGTTTACAAACTATTCGCCTTGTCCTGCTCCTGTATTTCCTAGTGACGGAACACCTGGGGATTACGTCTTGCCCGCTGGCATGACCACTCCTCTTATACTAGCAACGCCAACAACGCCTTTTTACATGACTGCGGTCAGTAACAATGCGACTGCTGGATTGTTGTATGTAACGGCCGTTGGCGATCAAAGCTGACTATGGCAGACCCTAACAAAACCGTTGACCAAAATTTATTGCCTGTACAGGCGTACTTTGCGGTTGACGGCACGTTTCAGACTTTTATCGGTCAGGGTCAGCCTTTTACCGTCCCCATTTCTGGGCCACAAAGTAATCTTCAAATCACCAATAGCACACTAGACTCTAGTCCTATTGGGTCAAATAGCCCCTCTACTGGGGTTTTTACCAATATATCCACTACAACAGGCACGATCAGCACATCTCCTGTTAACAATACGGATATAGCAAACAAGTTTTATGTTGATACGGTTGCCCAAGGGCTTGGCCCCAAAGCAGCGTGTCAAGTAGGCACAACCACAAGCATCACATTAAGCGGACTGCAAACCATTGACAGTTACACCACGCTTTCTGGTGACCGTGTGTTAGTTAAGAATCAGGGAACATCGTCCCAAAACGGCATCTATATTGCATCAGCAAGCGCTTGGACAAGAGCTACTGATCTAGATGTTTGGTCTGAAGTGCCAGGCGCTTACACCATTGTATTAAATGGTGGTCAAACAGGCACAGGATGGGTTTGTACTGCTACTCAAACGGGTACGATTGGCGTTACTGCAATGCCTTGGGTGCAATTCTCAAATACATCCACTTATTATGCGGGAACAGGGTTAACCCTAGCATCCAATACGTTTAGCATTACCAATACGGGCGTGACTGCTGCGACTTATGGTTCTGCAAGCCAAACCGTGACGTTTGTGATCAATGCCCAAGGTCAGATTACTAGCGCAACATCACAGAATATTGCTATTGCTGCCAATCAGATCACAAGTGGCACGATTGACTCAGCAAGAATAAGTGGTTCTTACACAGGAATTACAGGCGTTGGCACGATCACGGCAGGCACTTGGAATGGGTCTACGATTGGCGTGCCTTATGGTGGAACTGGTGCAACTACGCTAACTGGTTACGTTTACGGTAATGGAACTGGGGCTATGACGGCCTCTACAACCATTCCTACAACATCATTAAGTGGCACGATTACCAATGCCCAACTAGCCAATTCAACCATCTCAGGCGTGGCTTTGGGTGGCAATCTGTACAGTTTGACCATCGGATCAAACCTGAGTGGCACAAGCTACAACGGATCGGCAGCGGTGACAATCACCAATACTGCGCCAATGGTTTATCCATCGGCAGGCATTCCTAGTTCAACAGGAACGGCTTGGAATACGTCTTATTCGACAACTGGATCGGGTACAGTTATTGCATTGGCAACAGGTGCTACGCTAAATAACCCAACGATCAGCAATTATGAAGCGTTTACGCCATCTGCTGCGCCACTTACACAGAAGGCCGAGTTTGGTACGATTCCACGGCTTATGCTTTAGCGTATTACAACAATACAACCAATAACATTGTCCACATTGGCCAAGAAATCCAACAACAGGTCAGAAACTCCACAAGTGCAACCATTACTAAGGGTTCTGTTGTTTACATTAGTGGATCAACTGGTCAAATTGGAAATATTATTCTTGCCGAGGCAAACGCTTACACGACTTCTCAAGTTATTGGTGTTGCCAATCAAGATATTGCAGTTAATACCAACGGATGGATTGTTACCCAAGGAACGGTAACTGAAATAGACACAAGCACGTTGACGGCAGGAAGCCCAATTTACTTGTCTGCCACAACGCCTGGCGCATTAACCCAAACTGAGCCAAGCACGCCAAATTATGCCGTCCACATGGGTGTTTGTTTGTATTCAAACGCTAACCACGGCAAGATTTACATCAATCCAATGAATAATTCGATTGATACGGGTTACATCATTGGTCAGGTTGCAATAGCTCAAGGAGGTACAAATGGTACGTCTACTCCTACTGCTGGTGCTATTGCCTACGGGACTGGTACTGCTTACGCATTTACTTCTGCTGGCACTTCTGGTCAAGTTTTAACCTCTGCTGGGTCAGGAACGCCAACTTGGTCTACTCCTACGGCTT